CATCGGCTGTTGGCGGAGCGTTGACTAGCAACGCAGTGCCAAGTTTGACTCAGCTATGTGCACGTATTCCGCAGCTATCGCCAATGCTGCCAGCGGCGGTCACTGGAATTGTGCCAGTGGTTGCTCCTGCCCCTGCCCCCTCGCCCACTCCAATGCTGTCCCCTATCCCGTAGGGAGGTGAACTCGCCTCGCGAATGAGCACTCGTTCACAAGGATCATGGAGCAGATGAGTCCAGAAGCAATCGCTGCGTTCGTCGCCTTGGGCTTTACCATAATCTCCTCCGTGGTCATCACCATGCGGGGGTTGGCCAAGATCGAGCTTAACCTCCGCGAATATTTTGAGAAGAAGCAGACTGAGACTTATCAGGTATTGCGGGAGGATATCGATGCTTCACGAGACCTGTTTGGCGAATCGTTAAAGGCGGTTAAGCAGCATTCGGAAACTGCACACACGCGGATTGATATGTTGATTATAAAGCATCAAGACCTGGAGCTTTACATCCGCGATAACTATGTTGAGATCGATTCATTCAACGCAGTGTTGCAACGATTGGAGAAAACAATCGACGCAATGGATGGGAAGATTGATGAGTTGATGTCTCGGCGCTAGTGCCGTACGGCCCTGAACCATCGCTGACCGTGTTTGTCTTGGCCTCGGCTGGTGATTTGCCCCGAGGCCATCATTATTTCAATCACACGCAGGATTGAGTGCATCGGGACTCGCTCGCGAGCGAAGTTTATGATCCGGTGTTCGGGGACCCCGTCGCCTTTGTCGGAGACGGTGATGAAGTGGTAGATTTCGTCGATGGCTCGGGAGTCGGTACCGGTTCCACCGGCGGAAAAGATATCAGGCATCGCCGCTTCCGCTTCCAGAAGCCACCCCATAGCTCGATTGAAGTCCTCCTTACAAAGGAGGAGTACGTCAGAACGATCCGCGGCCGATACCATAGATAATTTATACAGATGAACTCGTCGACGCGTTTTGTAATGGAGAAGCTTAGGATGGTTGATGACTGGTGGTTCACCAAGCGCGCGCCAGTTGTTGACGGCGTCACGGTAATCTTGGGTGACTTTAAACTCACCCGATAACTGTCCGATTTGCTTGATATCATGGATCAAATCCTTATCTAAGTCTCTGGCTGTCCCCGCGAAGTCATCCCCAACAATCCGCTCGTCCGAGAAGATCATGATGACCCGGGAGGTGAAGCCTTGGTCCCAGGCGGTTTCGGGCATGAGGGCGATCAAGTTCGAAGGCGTTGTGCCCGATATGAGATTAACTTGTGGACGGTCGATTTTGATCCGTAAATCTTTTCCTCGGCGCGATTGTGCATAAGGGTCTGGATCATAAAAAGCCGAAAGTAGCCCAACCATCTCGTCATCATACTTATGCATGAAAGCAGTAAGCTCCTCCGCAGTGATGACTGTGTTGTTGTACTCCAAAGGTGGATCCGGAAGACGAGCAATAAAGCGCTTCGAAGCAGCAAGGGTATCCACGAGTGCGGCACCAGTAAGACTCGTCGGTGCGAAGTGAAATTCATTTAACTCTCCCATGTATTTCTTGCCTACACGAACAATTCGATTCTTCCCGACACCGGGATGTCCGACGATGAAGACGTATAGGTTGGGGTATAGCTCGCTACTCGTCCGCAGATACGTCTTCATCTCCATCGCCGCAGCGATGGTGAATATTCCGGTCCACTTTCGAAACAGCAGTGGGCTTTCCAGATTATCCGTACTGCTTACGAACGAGTCTATCCAAGATTGACACTTCCTTTGCCCTTTTGCGGGTATCCGTGCCGTGGTAGTCACGGAGTCCTTCGGGGTTCGTTGATGCATCATAATCGCCCTTGTTCCACCCTGTCTTGCAATCGTAAGGAATGGCCAGTTCACGGCCGTTGGCCAGCGGGATGCGGACGACTAGGTCCTGCATCAGCTGGGGAATGATTTCGTCTTCTTGTTCTTCTGGGTACATGAATGTAAGGGCGTCGTGATCGTGCATGGAGATGATGACGTAGTTTTTGCGCCAGATGTTGAGGAGGGCGGTGTTGACGATGTCGGCGAGGGAGCCTTGGGGGTCGTAGGCGATTGCTGCGCGGAGGGTGTCGGGGTCTTGACGACGGCCGAAGAACCAGCGCTTGCGGCCGGTAAGGGAGATCAAATGTCCTGTTCGTGCAAGAGTGTCAGCGACCGAAGCTTGCCATTGGAGGTGCGCCGGGAAGGCTTGAAAGTATTTCGGCTGGAACGCCGTAACGACTTCAACGGGAAGCTTTGACTGGGCAGCGAGAGTAACAGGTTTGCCTCCATAGTTGCTACCATGGCCAAGCTTTTTGCACATGAAACGGTGAGTGTAATGTCGATAGTATGGCGTTTCGGCGATACCTTTATCTTTTTTAAGCTCACCGGTCCAAGGTAACTGTGGCCAGCAAATCCTTGCCACTGCTGTGTGGGGGTCTCCAGACTCGCATGCTTCGAGGTATCTTGGGTCATTGAATTTGTTCCATTCTATTGCGCCGACGACGAAGGATTCGCCGGACTTGGCGTCGCATTTGGCGAATTTGTATCCGGGGTCGGCGATGAAGATACTACGAAGGCTCTCCTCGACATTCTGTAGGTTGCCTCCTGTACCGAACTCGCTAAAGCTCGAACTAAAACGTCCGGTGTCTGTGCCGGCAATATTGTACGACGTTCGCATTCGGCCGTCAGGATCGATCTCTGTTTTAAGGACAGATATCTTCTTGGCGAGTTCGCGCATCGCTGACATATGACTGATGATAGGCTTGGCAACAGTGTATGCTTCCATCTTTTCGAGAGCAGTGCGGTCAACAGTGGGTCGGCCCTGCTTCCGAATGATAGGAATTCCCAGCTTTTCGTAGAACAAGCATTGCAGATCAGCGTTGCTACGCCAGTTGAAGTGTGCCAGGCCAACACCTTCCAGAACGATTCTCTCGAGATTGCGCTGGAGGAATTCAATCTTTTCATAGAACTCATCAATCACCTCGGCCTTTCGTACATGATCCACAGCCACTCCCCGCAGTCGCATCTCAAGCGCCGGGCCTTGTAGTGCGCGTGAAAATGCGTATGTGGCGGCGGTGTGACTATCAAGTTGCGGTAGCATCCCGTCGAGACATTCAGCTGTGACGCAACAATCCAGTCCGTTGTAAATCCAGTCTTTCTCCATTTGGTCGCGGATGTCATCGGGCGAGGCCTCCGAGGTGTTAATTATGCGGGCCATGGACTATGCGTCCCTCTTAATCGTGGTGCCCCACTTGCGCTCGGATTTCCAAGCGCCGTGATCGGTGTAGATGCTGCCGAGATAGGCGAGGCCTTTGAGGGCTTCGGGTTGGAGAGCGTGGCTTAGCAGCATGGTGTCTTCTGCGGCCCCCATAACCCCTATTCCGTAACTTCGCCAGAGGAAGGCGATGTCGTAGAGGCCGTTTTGGAAGAGCTTGGGGATTGATCGATCAACAAGCACTCGGCGTACAAGAGCCCAAGCGCGTCCTTCATCCTCTCGAGACGGCCAAAAGTTTCGGTCCTTTCTGCGGTCGTCATCGAACGGGATAACGATTGCACGGCTTGCACTTGGGGCGAACCCAATGCAAGTAACACGCGATCCAGACGTTTCAATGTCGACAGAAAGAATGTCACATCCGCGGATGAAGTCATTGATAAACCTTTCGATGTCGTCAAGGGTGGGTTCGATCCATATCTCACAGTTCGGTCGACGAACCTCGGGGAACTCGGATTCGCGTCGGGCCTTGATTAGGTCGAAGACCCCCGTTGGCCGGTGGCTCCACTCACGTAAAACAGCGCTAGGGTGGTAAGTAGGAAGAAGCTTGTAGCCGCTAACACAATGGGTAGTAGTATGTGTGGTGCCTCGGAGCTTCGAAACGCCTGTACGACCGCACAGAGCCCACAAAGCAGTATTACCCAGAGCGAGAATGAGATTAGGATCATGAGCGAGTATTTCATCGGCGAGCCGGTCCAGTTCGGGTTCGAACTCGCGACGCACGTAGCGGGAGGGGAGCAAGGCGGGGTAGGAAGCAATACCTTGATCCTTTGCCCCACAGAAAAACTCGAGTCGATTTGCTGGAGGGTGGATATTAAAGACGTTTGTGCGAT